CATGCTTGGGGTGTTGAGGGATGCAGGATTTCAGTAGGCTGCTTGCTACCCCGGTGAGGAGGGACCTGACGGTTGCGGAAGCAGCGGCATACATGCAGGGGGTTGAGTTTGCGGTGGAGGTGATGACCGATGCGACTTGTGGACAGGGTGCTTGAGGCTTCTGCTGAGGAGCGGCGGGCTATCTACCGTGAGATGAGCCCTGAGGAGCGGTTCACGCTTCAGCGCCTCATGGATGCGGAGATTGACAACCCGTGGGCCAGGTATGAGACCGACCCGGTTGGGTTCGTTACTGAGGGCCTGAAGGAGTCGATTTGGTCTAAGCAGATGGAGATTCTGGAATCGGTGCGGGACAATAAGCGCACCGTGGTCCCGGCGTGCCACGCCCCCGGCAAGTCACATTTAGCGGCCCGTGTGGTGGCGTGGTGGATTGCCTCTCACGCCCCGGGTACGGCTATGGCGGTGACGACGGCGACTACGCACCGGCAGGTCCGCAACATTCTGTGGCCCCACATCCGCAGGCTCGCCGCAACCCATGACCTGCCCGGTGAAGTGCTGACCGTGCAATGGAAGATTGACGGCACGGTCACCGCCTACGGCTTCTCCCCCTCTGACCATGACGAAACCGCCGTTCAGGGTATCCACGCCCCCCACCTGCTCGTCGTCGTGGATGAGGCCGGTGGCCTGTCGGACACTATCGGTGCCGCCCTTGAGGCCCTGATGACCGGTGGGCACACAAGGATGCTTGTCCTAGGTAACCCGCCCACGGACGCTGAGGACACGTGGTTTGAGCGCATCTGCGATTCGCCGCTGTACAACGTCATCTCTATCGGCGCTCACGACACCCCCAACTTCACCGGGGAGCAGACAGGGCTGTGCCGGTCATGCCCCGACACCGTGGCCCCGCACGCCGTCTCCGATCACCTCGTAGACCAAACGTGGGTGGACGACGTTATCTCCGAGTTCGGCCCGGACTCTGCTTTCGTGGAGGCCCGCGTCTACGCCCGGTTCCCCCGAGCCACCGCGAATAAGGTCATCCCCTACGCATGGTGTGAAGCAGCGCAAGACAACGAAACCCCCCTTGAGTCCGACGAGATCAGGCTAGGGGTCGATATCGCCGCTGACGGTGGCGACGAGTTCGTTATCGCTAAAGCGGACGGCTTCCGGGTCAGCATCACTCACCGTTCCAGCGGGCAGGCTAACCAGAACGCTGTGGATGTGGCGGGGGTTGTGTTGAGGCATATTCAGTCCACGGAAGCGGAACACGAATCCCGTGGAAGGGATGCGACCGTCCGGGTCAAGATCGACACTATCGGCCTAGGTTGGGGTGTGGTTTCGATGTTGCAGAAGTGGGGTGAGGAGGGCAAGCACCGGTCCCGCATCGTGCCCGTGAATGTCGCGGAGCGGGCTAAGGATCAGGGCAAGTTCCGCAATATCCGTTCTGAGTTGTGGTGGAACGGCAGGGTGCTGCTGCAACCCACCGATGGTCGCCCTCAGGATGTGCGCCTAGATGTGGACCGTAAGGTGGCTACTCAGTTAGCAGGCCCCACGTTCAAGGCTGATTCTGCGGGGCGTATCCAGATTGAGTCGAAGATGGAGATGAAGCGCCGGGGTGTCTCAAGTCCTGACCGGGCTGAGGCTATTCTTCTGGCGCTGTATGAGCCTCCGGGGCGTGAGGTGCCGAATGTGGCTCCGATCAGTATCGGGCAGGCTAATCCTTGGGTACTCTAGTCAGTATGGGTATGGACGAGGTTCTGAAGGCGGCTAGGCCGTTCGCTAAGGTTGACGATGCGACCTGGGATCAGGTTGAGAAGCATGTCGCTGAGCATGGTCTGACGGGTGCGGCGGGCAACATTGTGCGTGCTGCTGTGGAGAAGGCCGGTAGTCGCTCTGAGGCAGGCCGTAAGGCAGCGCAGGCCCGATGGGGCAACCGCTCCGGCGGCGGGGACGCCGCTGAGGGCAAGAAGGCCCCATCCGGTGGTGGCAAGTCGCCTAAGGACATGGATAACAAGGCCCTGATGGACGAGATTGACCGCGTGGATCGGGATATGGGCAAGATGCCGCCCGGGCCTAAGGGCGCGGACGCCCCGAAATACAACGCGCTTGCTGACCGGCTTTCGACGCTGATGGGTGAGGCTATGGATCGGGGTTGGGTTGACCGGGACGGCAACTTCACCGGCAAGGCACCGCGTAGGTAGTTCATGCGAAGCCGTAAGGCTGATGAGCGTAGGTGGCGCTGTTCGTTGTGCGGCAAGAGTGGTCGGGCTGCTGATCCTATGCAGGAGTTCTATTTCCATTGGCGCTCGTATCACGACACGCCGACCCCCAATGATTTACCCAAACGGGGGTGATGCTACAATTGGGGTGTCCCGGGGGAGTATGAGTCCACCGGGCCGGGAAGGGGGTGACAACATGGCAATCAAGACGTACGTTGCGTTCTATGCGAACGGGTTTAATGAAGATGTGTTCGCTTCCGATGTGCAGAAGGCAGAAGATTCTGCCGAGAGCCGTTCCGCGCTTTATGGGTACGGCGGAGTCCGGGCTGTCTTGGGGCCACGGGCCATTGGTCGGGCCGCTCCCAGGGAGGAGACGGCACGTGTGTACCTGTAGGCGCTGCCTTCGGTGGTAGCGACACGCTGACCCCCCGGTGTTAGGCACCTAACCGGGGTGTGATATGCTTTAGGTGTTGGGCGGGGGGACCGCCCAGGGAAGGGGGGCCAGATGAGCCGCGAAGCCGCGCTGAAGGCGTGGGCCACACGACGGTCCCGCGCCGCCGCTCAGACAGCCGAAGCCACAAGCGACGGACTGACTCAAGCGAGCGACGGCACGAAGACCTACACCCTTGCCGCGCTGTTCTGCGACGATCACTATGACCGTGGATGCGGACAGACAGATGTTGTCGTGAAGCGCAACGCCACCCGGCTAACTGTCACTATGGATGTAGACGGTTACCGGGACATGCTGAGCGACGCCGACTATTACTGGGACTGCCGCTCAGAGATGGACGGGCTAGAAGGAATCTATCGTTCAGCGAAGCGAGTGTTGGACGCGCTGCTGCGCGAGGGTCCGCCTTCTGGTTATCGCTTGGAGAAGCGGGGTTACAACTACTACGTCGTGGAGGATGCCGCATGACGACTCTGACGAGTATGAGCCGTAAGCAGCGGCAGCGAGCCGCCCGACTCTGGGCCGAATGGCGGCGGGCCGGTGAGCCACCGGTCATCACGTTCGGGCGAGCATTCAAGTTGACCGGTATGGGCCGGTACATGCTGACGCCGGAGAAGAAAGTTCGACTGACTGCTGTTGCCATTGACTACACGAAGTGGAAGGAGAGGGCATGAAGGTGACGAAGGCTAAGGCAGAGGCTGTCGCACGCTCTGTCGCTAAGGCGTTTCCTGATGCGGTGACTGAGACGAGCCGACCGGTTGCTGTTGAGGGTTGGACTGAGAGTGGCGGTTGGGCTGTTGTGTGGGAAGACGGCCCGTATGAGTGGTGCTACCAGTACAACGCAATGGCAGCGGGCTATGCGACGAAGGACCAGGAGTTCGGATTCTCTCGTAAGCCGGTGAAGCCGATTAAGGGCGTGTACACGGAGCCGTACTACTCATTCGTGATGTGCTTGTACCCGGAGTGACACGCCGACCCCCAATACAAGGCACTAAACCGGGGTGTGATACCATCAGTATGTAAGGGCCGGGGGGACCGGCCCAGAAGGGAGGCGGGAATGACCGCCACGAAGTACGCCGCCATTGCGGCTGCCGCCGACGCCGCCGGAAAGGCTGCTGTCGCCGCCACTACCCCGACGCCGATGATCGTCGGTGAGTCAGTCAGTCTCTTCTCTGACGAGATTGACTACAGCAAGCCCACCTACTACGTCCCCCAGGGCGTGTGCGGATTCGCCTGGACATGGGTGAAGGGCAACACAGGTTTCGGGCGCTGGGCGAAGAAGAACGGGCTGGCCTACTCCGGCTATCCCACCGGCCTGAACATTCGAGCGGCTGTCCAAGGGCAGTCCTACGAACTGAAGATGGCCTACGCCCAAGCCTACGCGGCGGTGCTGCGCGAGAACGGCATCACGGCCTACGCCGAAGGGCGTATGGATTAACCAGACTCCCGGCAGGGGACATGCGACCACCCCCCGACTCGCTTCCCCTGCCGGGTCACTTCTATGAAGGGAAAGCACGTGACGACGATTGACCCGATGCAGGCGTGGCAAGTGCGGATGCAACTGCGAGACTCCGCCCGCGATTTGATCGCCGCTATGCAAGGCGACCTCGCCACGCTGTCTGTGTGTGAGGCCCAGATGAATGACGACAAGATGTGCCCGGTTGTGGAGCGGTTGACTAGCCGCATCCTGGCGCTTGCCGCGTTGCACGATCCTACGCTGCTGGACTTGAACCCGGAGTACATGTCCAGCGCTGAGCAGCACGACTTCCCGACCCCCTGATCAGTACGCAACTGGGGGTATGCTAAACTAGGGGTAGGACAGAGGAGGGGAGGACTCCACATGGCAAAGATTTACCGCGTAGACGGGATGGTGCAGGCAACCGCCATCAGCCAAACCCGCGACCTTGACGAACTGACCGCCGCCTATGACCGGTTCACCACTAGCCCGAACTTCCAAGCGGCGTTCCCCAACTACCAAGGCATCCCCCTGATGCCCGGATTCGGCGGGCGCTCCGCCGCATTCCGCCAGGGCAGCCGCCGATGGATTCGATTGGGCAGCAACCGTTCAGAGGCGGTCATGCTCCACGAGATCGCCCACCACGCCGCTGATCTCCACCCCGACAGGTACGGACCCCGCACCTCTCACGGTCCCGGGTTCGCCGCCGCGTTCCTTGACATTGTGACTATGTACCAGGGACAGGCAGGCCGGGATGGGCTGATCGCCGCCTACTACGTGGAGAAGATCAAGGTGTGGAGCGAAGGGCGCACGGTGCTGCTGTACAAGCCCACGACGCTGACCACGGCAGCCGCTAAGGCCCTTGGACTTATCCGCGAGGCGCAGGACGCCCGTAAGTGGGTGGCGGCATCCCGCCGCGAGCGCCAGAAGTTGCGCGAGAAGATCGCGGCCCGCCGCCCCGACACCCGCAATGAGGAAGAGCGCATGTGGGACAACTGGGAAGCAGCCCGACGTTCCGCCGCCGCTAAGCGGGCATGGGCTACCCGCCGCGCCCGTCAAGCCGCATCTATCGCCGCAATGGAGGGAGAGTGATGGGTAAGCGTAAGCAGCACCCGATGGGTGACCCCCGACCGGGCACTACACACACGTACCGGTGGCAAGGCCCCACCGGAATGTGGATCGAAACCGGGCAGGAGATTCACGTGCATGGCGAGATCGGACGGTTCCGGTTCGTGCGCCATGTCGCTACCGCTGACCGTGAGTGGATTGAGGTGTGGGACAAGGATCGGCGTTACCGGTTCTTCCACCCGGATCGGTTGAAGAGGGCGCACCGTAAGGCTGTGACCCGGGAGTCCGCCATCTCTGATGCGAAGGACACGGTGAAGGGCAGCCGCTCTGAGGCGGCACGTAAGGCTTGGGAGACGAGACGAGCGAGGGAGAGTGCGGCATGACTTGTACGGGCTGCGGGATAGAGGGGTTCTTCCCCGGGCGCTACTCCGTGTGCATGGAATGTGTGCGGGCAAGACACCGGACCGCGATGACCCGCCGATGCGGGTGCGGGCGTAAGCGCCGGGAAACCGGGGTAAAGCAGCAGGGACCGCGCCGGTTCATCTCATGCGAACGCTGCCTAGGCCACGTGAGGGCTGTCTGATGCACGACTTGGATTCGGGGCTGTGGGTGGTCAAGGAACCGGGCAGGCCGTCTCTGTTTGGGCCGGTGAGGGCGGGCCGGTCGTGGGTGGTGTGTCGGGATTGTGGGTGGCAGTCGGGGCAGCATTTGGGGGATGGGGCTTGGGGTGAGGCCCGGACTCACCGGTGTCTGAAGTTGACCCCCCTGCCCAGTTCCTAACCCGGGGTATGGTATCCTGGGGTTGTGGGGGTGGGGAGCCCCCAGGAGGGAGGGGACCGGAATGGTCACCTACATCAGCGAGATCGGGATTCTGATGAATGCCACCGCCGATGGAATCCGCATCTACCAGTCACAGGAGGACTGACATGGCAATGAGCCGGAAAGACTACGTGAGCCTCGCAATCAGCATGGGCCTCGCAATCCGTTTCATGGATGAGAACGTGGAAACACGGTTGGGCGCTTACGGGATGCTTGAGGCAGTCATAGACAGCCTGAACGCCTCCAACATGAACTTCGACAAGACGCGCTTCCGTGACTTCGTGAATGAGGTCGCAGAGGGCAAGCGCAACGCCGAAGGGAAGATCGTCAAGAACGCCGCATAGAAGGGAGAAAGGGATGAACGTCTGTACATGGTGTGAGACGTTCGGACAGACGCAACTGACAGAGGCCGGGACGCTCTGCGAGAAGTGCTACGTCGCTTACCAGAGCCTGCAACTGAGAGTGATGGTGACATGAGGCCACCGGACATGATCCCGCTGAAGCGGGACATAGCATCCAACGTGCGCCGATTCGGGGACACCTTCCGCCAGTCGCTGTTCTCGTCCGCCATCCGGGGCTCCACCTGGGGCGGTGTCGGGCCGCTAGATGCCGACGCTGAGGTGGCGGTGTCGCGGCTCACGATGGACCGGCTAGATGTGTCTGAGCCCGTCCTAGTGGGCGCTGACGTTATGGACGAGTTGCTGAAGCGATACCACGGGGCAGAGCCCTTCCGGGCCGGATCGGTTGCCCCGTTCGCGGACAAGGGTTTCGCGTGGTTCAGCCGTCCGATAAACATCGGGTCAGCCCTGTCCGACAAGCATCAGGCGTGGATCAGCGGCATCTCCTGGGGCATCGGCATGGTGCCGACATGGAATGACATGCGAGTGATCCATAAACCCGGTATCGCAGTCGTGGCGTGGCTGTCCGCTAGCCACCACGGTTTCGCAGGCATGGTTGCGGGTGATGAGGAAGACAACCGGGCCAGGTTTCAGGACATGGGCCTAGTCGCCGCCCCTATTGCTTACAGCGTCGCCGCTAACGGTGGATGGTTCCGCCGGGAGCAGGGCTGGGAGATCATGTCGCAGGACCCCGATGCCGTGGTGTTCTATGACGGTGCCCGTGGGGACGAGGCCACCGGCTCTAACCTGATGACCCTCGTACACACCTTGTGGACGATGTTGGATGAGCGGGTGCTTGTCCGGGCCAAGGTGCCCCTAGGCAGGAAAGACCTCCGCACGGCTAAGCGGGCCGGGTTCGGTGACCGGTACGTGTCCACTATTCACCTCCGCGCCAGGGAGTACGTGGGTGATCGGTATGGGGGCGGGGGGTCGCGGGAGTTCCAGTATCAGTTCCCGGTCAGGGAGCATGTTCGGACGCTGCATCGGGGCACGGCTAAGGAGCGGCATGTCATGGTCCGGTCCTACGTGAAGGGGCCTAGGGACAAGCCTTTCAGGGACCCGGAGCGTGTCTACTCACTAGACCGCTAACCGGGGTGTGGTACACTCTAGTTGTGGGCCGGGGGACGGCCCCAGAAGGGAGAAGAAATGTACGGCAATCTCATCAGCCGGGTCATGGAGCGCAGCGCACCCCCTACCCCCGAGGTCGGCATGGGTGCCACGGTCTGCATGTGGTCCGACCGCTACGCCGTCACCATCACAGAGATTCTGTACTTCAAGACGGGCGCTAAGGCCGGTCAGATCAAGGGCCTGAAGACCCGCGCCGACAAGGCCACCCGCACCGACAGCAACGGCATGTCGGACGCTCAGACCTACACCTACGAGCCCAACCCCGATGCCCCTGAGGCCACGTGGACGATCCGCAAGGATGGGCGCTTCCGCAAGCAGGGCGACAACTACACAAGCCTCGTCATCGGGTTCCGCGACAACTACTACGACTACTCCTTCTAGGGGGCAGGGATGTACGCGATTCAGAAAGAGCGCAGTCGGGTCCGCTCCACCACCCGCACCGGAGCCATGCAACGCGGAGGGGGTGTCCGGTGGTACGTCTACTTGGACACCCGCCGCATCACAGTTCCGTTCCGCTACTACGGGGCTGCTACGGATGGCGGCTTCTTCACCCGCAAAGCCGCTGAGGCTTTCATCAGTTCTAGGGGGCAGGGATGACCATGCGATCCATGTTCACGGTCACGCTAGACAACGGGACCACGTGGGAGGAGGTGTACGTCACGGCTGATTCCCCGGAGGAGGCGCAGGCCATTGTGGAATGCGAGGAGGCTGGGGAGGTTGTGTCGGTTGAGGTTGGGGTGCTTGCTGTGATTTCGGGTTTCTTTCCCGATCCGCCCCCACCTCCCCCGTTCTAACCCCGGTTGTGGTACACTAGGGCTGTAAGGGAAGGGAGGCCCCACATGGCAAGAGATAGCCGCTGGGACAGGCTCGCAGCATCCCTGGCAGCCGCCGGGATCGAAGCGAATGTCACCGACAGCCGGTACGCGGGAGGCACCTCGTCCCGCATCGCAATCCGCACCGCTACCGGGACCGTCATGGTTTCCGATGGCTGGTACAAGGACCGCTTGTGGACCGGTTGGCAGGTCTGGTTCACGGATAGCGCCACAGATTTCTCAACCGGTTTCGGTAGGCGGATGAAGCGGAAGGGCGAGGTTGTCGCCGCCGTTCAGGCCGCACTTAAGGAGGGGGCAGCATGAGAATCATCCGCCAGGAGTTCGGCACCACGGTCTTCTGCGATTGGTCAGGCCGTGAGACGTACACCCGCGTCGCTGAGGGGACCGCGTTCTGTGGTGACTGCGGCGCTACCAACCATAAGGAGGTGACCGCGTGACGACATGCCATATCTGCGGAGAGGCCATCTTTCGGGACGAGATTGGTGTGTGGCGGGTTGCGGATGATAGCCCTTCCCTGTTCCTGTATGAGTGCAAGCCGGAGGGGTACAACCACGAGTACGGGTCGCTCTTCCACGCCCCCGCCTAACCCGGGTTATGCTACACTCTAGTTGTCAGAAGGGAGACAACATGAAGGGAACAATCACCGCGAATGACGCGGCATCCTTGATTCAGCGCCTAGCCGAATCACTCGCCTCCGGGCTCAAGAACATCCCTGTCAACATTGACGAGCGCAACAACGTGTGGATTGACGAGCGCGTCGCAGCCACCATCCGAAATAGGGGGAACGCATGAACAGCGAACAGGCCAGCACCCTGCTTAAGCAGATCGGTGGCATGAACATTCTCGCCATCTCCGGGGGCCGCAAGCGCCTCGTAGACGGCATCCTTGTCCTGCCGGTCGGCTCCGGCTACACCGTGGAGGTCGAATACTGCGAGGGCTCCGATACCTACACCGTCCGCCGCGTCTTCACCCGTGGCGTGAAGCGATGGGTCAAGGGCGAACTGACCTACGTGTACGCCGACGAGGTTGGAGAGATGGCCTATCAGGCGCACGCTTTCCGTTCCTACGATTTCCCGAAGGGAGCCGCCGCATGAGCAACTTCATGCTCACGATCACCACAGACAACGCCGCATTCGACCCACCCGGCCCGGAGATCGCCCGCATCCTTACCGAAGTGGCGTCCCGAATCCGCGACGAAGGCATGAGCGCCTTCCAGAACGGCATACTCCGAATCCGCGATTACAACGGCAACCGCGTCGGATTCGCCACGGTTGAAAGCCCGGAGGAGGCATGGGAATGATCATCACCCCGTGCGCCTTCTGCGAGGGAACCGGCATCTGGGAGAACACTCAGGGCTACCCCGACCGGCCTCGCACAATGGACTGCGACCCGTGTTTCGGACACGGGGAGTTCGCCACCGTCACCTGTTCAGCCTGCAAGGCCGAAACCCGCATACCCGGCGGCATCACCGTCAAGGGCTGCACCTATGACTGCCGATGCGAACGGGTCATGCTCATTGAGCAGGACGGCACCACCACAGACCTGTATGAGCGCATGGCTCAATCCATCACAGAGGCTTACGGTATCGCCGTAGAACCCAACCAGATCGGATACATTGAGTTGTGAAGGGAGGAGAATGCTTAACACCATTGAGGGCGCGGTCGCGTTTGCTAACCAAGCCCACGACGGGCAAGTAGACAAGCAGGGTGTCCCGTACATCCTGCATCCGCTCCGTGTAGGGGCGTCACTTCATGCGTTCGGCCCGGAGTACGTGATTGCTGGGCTGCTGCACGACGTAGTTGAAGATACCCCCACCACGCTAGACGACCTGCACATTCTTGGAGCGTCGGACGCTGTAATCGCCGCCGTCGATTCTGTGACTAAGACAGAGAGTGAAAGCACGGTAGAGGCGTACATGCGATCTATCGCCCGCGCCACTCAACACCCTATTGGGGGGTGGGTTAAGGCTGCTGATGTTGCCGACAACATGGGACGCCTTGACGGCATCACCGACGACATGACCCGCAAGCGCCTATGGCGGAAGTACGAACACGCCTATGACGCGCTGAATGAGGCGGGCTTCTCTGTGGAACAGTTCCTATGACACAACCCTGGTATGAGCGGTATGCGATGCTGAAAGATGCACGGCTACGCGCCGAAGACTCAACCGTGGTTCGGTGCCCGTCCTGTGGGGCGCTTCAATGGGAGCCACGACTAGCCACCACGGGATGTACCTTCTGCACCCGCCAGGCCCTACCCTAGAGTCGTGGACGAGCCCGAAGACCTGCCAGCGGCTCACATCCGCTTGCCTGAGGCCATCCGTGACCTCATCGGAGACGATGAAGGCCCCGTCATGGTCACCACGTGGGCCGTCGTCTGTGAATACATAGACGAAACCGGTGCCGCTGGGGTAGCCGCTTGGGCATCGGACGACCCGCCCTGGCGAATCTCAGGGCTACTGTCCACCGCCGAAACCATGCTCGCAGTAGACGAGTATGACGATGAAGACATAGAAGAGGACGACTGATGGAAGACGATATCTGGGACTTCCTGGGCTACGTCGAATACGACGAGGACTAGCCCCTTGCCCTTCCACCCCGGTTGCCATACCCTGAGTGGGTAAACCCCGGAGCGGGAGGTGGTGTGTTACCGGACCTGTCGGCGGCAGCGTGCCGTGGAGCCGATCCTGGGCTCTTCGATGACACGACCTTCCCCGACGCCTTTATCGCGCTCTCATACTGTGAAACCTGCCAGGTTACTGACCTGTGCATGGAAACCGTGCGCCCATCCAAGAGCGGTTTCGATGGGGTTGCCGCCGGGATAGTGTGGCGCAATGGGTACAAGGTCCGTAAAGATAACTCCACACGGGGTGACAAGTTTAGAAGGGGAGAGCGTGAATAACCCGTTCAAGGGTGATGAGCCCTGCACCCAAGTTGACCCGGGCATGTTCGACATGGATCACAGCACTACACGATGGGAAGTGGCTGCGCTCCGCAAGGTGTGTGAGCCGTGCATTGTGCGTGAGGCGTGTAGGGACTATGCGATTGAGAATGCCCTGCCTGGATTCTGGGGCGGCATGACAGCAGCAGACCGTAAACGACTAAAGCAATCACGAAGAAGGGAAACATCTAATGTCAGTTAATCTCACGATTGAGGGAAACCTTGGGGGCGACCCCGTTATCCGCTTCACCCAAGGCGGCAAGTCTGTCGCATCTTTCAGCATGGTCACCTCCAAGAAGAACCGTAACGCTGACGGCTCTTGGGGTGAGGACACGGAAGAGACATGGTACGACGTTACGTGCTGGGACACGCTTGGGGAGAACGTCACGGAATCTCTGCGTAAGGGTCATTCCGTGATCGTGACCGGTCGCCTGTACATGGACCGGTACACCGACAAGGAGGGCAATGCCCGTCAGTCTCTGAAGGTGAACGCATACAACGTCGCGCCGTCTCTGCGCCGTCACCGTTGGACCCGTGACGATGCGACCGCCCCGGCTGCTGCTGCGGTGGATAACCCGTGGGGTACTGCCCCGGCTCAGGACGACATTCCCCCGTTCTAGGGAGGAGGTGATTCGGATGATGATGATTGCTGATGTTGACAGTAAGTGTGCTGATTGCCGCCATTTGGCTGCGGAGCATGACACGGTGATGGGCTGCCGCCACGGGTTTATGGAGCGTGGTGAGCGGTATGAGTGTGTCTGCCACCATTACACGGCCTAGCCCCCCGTTGTGGTAAACTGGGGGTAGACCACAATAGGGAGGGAGTACCATGACAGTCGCACTATCTATTATCGGCGGCTGGGCCTTCATCGCCTTAGCCATTTGGATTATGGCTAGGGAGTCACGATGAAACTCACCCGCAGAGGCAAGACAGTCCGAGATGTGGCGTTAGCGACCCTGCTGACCATCCCGCTCGCGTTTGCCGCGTCCCTGGACGCCGACGCCGCACCCCCGCCACCGGTACAGCAATCTGTACAAGACGCACGGGCCGCACTAGACAAGAAACCGCAATGGCGCTGCAATGACCGCGCCGCCAGGATTCTGCACCGGGCCGGATTCACCGGGTGGTCGCACAAGATGGCCTGGGCTATTACCTATCGCGAATCAAAGCATCAGAACCTTGGGGCAGATTCACCCTGGTTTAGTGGAGCGTATGGGATTTGGCAGGTACAAGCCTCCGCCCATTCCGGTAAGCCGTGGTGGTCAATGTCCGCCATGATGGACCCCTACCTTCAGTCCCGCATCGTCTACAAGCACATGACCAATAAGGGCAAGTATTGGGTTCCCTGGGGGCTCAACCCTGACGGTTCGCTAAACGCCTCCCACTACGGAGGATGGTCATCCTGGCAGCATGAAAACTGGATCATGGCCCCGTTCCGCACCGGCCTATCCCTCTACCCTTGCAAGACCACACCACCCAAGAAGTCACGGGTACACTAACCTCAGGGGCTTACCGCCCATGAACTTCTAGCGCCGGGAGAGACATGGCACCTAGACCTGACCTCACGGAACTGGGGTCCACCGGTCTACGGCGCTCTTCCGGGTACGTCTACGAAGAGTTCCTTACCCAACTCCGGGGCCGTCTTGGGGCCAAGACGTACCGGGAGATGGCGGACAATGATCCCGTCATCGGCTCTTTCCTGTATGCGATTGAGAAGATCATTACCCGCCTTGAGTGGCGTGTGGACCCGTTCAACGAACTAGGTGCTGCCGACGAGCCCGAAGAGGCCGACATTGAGACAGCCCGGTTTGTTGAGGAGTGCCTTAACGACATGAGCGATTCGTGGGATTCCACGCTCGCGTCGATTCTGTCTTTCATCGTGTTCGGGTGGTCGTGGCACGAAATCGTGTACAAGATGCGCGTCGGGCCAGAAGAGACTGATCCCACTAAGCGTTCCCGCTACTCTGACGGCAAGGTCGGCTGGCGTAAGTGGCCCATCCGCGCTCAGGAAACGTGGATGAAGTGGGAGTTCGATGTTGACGGCGGCATTCAGGCGTACACACAGTACGACCCCTCCGGTGGCGGTATGCACACGATCCCCGTGGAGAAGAGCCTGCTGTTCCGCACCACCACTCAGAAGAATAACCCTGAGGGCCGTTCCCTTCTCCGCAACGCCTACCGGTCTTGGTACTTCAAGCGCCGCATTGAGGAGATTGAGGCCATCGGTATTGAGCGTGACCTTGCCGGTCTGCCGGTAGCGCACGTTCCCCCGGAGTACCTGTCGTCGTCGGCTACGCCGGAGCAGGCAAGTGTGCTGAACGCGGTCAAGGAAATCGTTACGTCGATTAAGCGTAATGAGAATGAGGGCGTCATCTTCCCCGTCGTCTATGACGAGTCGGGGCATGAGATGTTTAAGTTGTCGCTGCTTTCGTCGGGTGGTTCGCGCCAGTTCGATACGGACAAGATCATCACCCGCTATGACAACCGTATCGCTACCACGGTTGTGTCTGACTTTATTCTGTTGGGCCAGGATCGTGTGGGTTCATTCGCGCTTGGCGCGACCAAGATGGACTTGTGGACGATGGCGGTGGACAGCCTGTGCAAGACCATCGCTGACACCGTTAACGCCCATGCGATCCCTCGCCTGCTGCGCTTGAACGGCATGGACACTTCCCGCTGCCCGTCGCTTGCTTACTCTGAGGTGTCGCATGTTGACCTCACAGAGATTGCCGATTTCGTGTCCAAGATGACTCAGGCCGGTGTGCTTGTGCCTGACCCGGCGCTTGAGGATCATTTGCGTGATCTTGCTGGGCTGCCTCCGGCTACGCACTCGGCTACTGAGGCGGGTGCGGATGGCATGAGCGAGGAGGATCAGAAGGCGCTTCTTGCGTTGCCTCCGGCTCAGCGGATGCTTGCGGAGCGCACCGGCATCATCCCTAACCCTCCGGCTTTCCCGGGCGGCTCAGCGCCGTTCGGCGGAGGTAAGGGTGGGGACGAGAAGACGCCCCCGGCGGCTGCACAAGACGCTGAGGAGTAGGCGTGGGCCTGGTTATCGGGGGCCGCTCAGTCGGCGGCTCCCCACCCGCCACCCCACTCAGCCCACTTGAGAAGCGGCTAGTTGACAGGCTTGCCGCCACGATGCGATCCGCTAGCCGCACCGTCAACATCGGTGATGTTGAGGCTGCTATCCGGTCCCTTGACCCGGATGCCCTGAACAGGGTGCTGGCAGAGATCACCATTTCGGGTTCGGGTCAGCGTCTAGACGATGTTCTGCGGGGCGTGTTCCTTGAGTATGGGGACAAGGAAGTCCGCCGTATCCTGCGGGCTGATCCTGCTACGGGTCGGGCTCAGATCATGGACATTGGGGTGCGGCTGCCGTCTGGCATTGTGGTGCCGTCTGATCTTGCCCCGGTGGATGTGTCGGGTATGCAGTTGTCGCCGTTCCAGCAGTTGAATCTTCAGTTCATTGACCCGCGTGCCGTGGAGTATGCGCGGATGCGGGCTGCTGATCTTGTGACGAGCATTGACGATGCGAACAGGCTTGCTATCCGGTACATCATCACGGATTCGGTGGCGCAGGGCCGTACGGCGTTGGAGACGGCTGCGCTGCTTGAGAAGGTCATCGGCCTGCACCCCCGTTGGGCTAGGGCTGTGGTGAACTTTGATAGGAACACGTATCAGTCGCTGCTGTCTCAGGGCATGAAGGGTCCTGCTGCTAGGTCGCAGACTGACGCTCTCGCGGCACGGTACAGGGACACGCTGATTCGCCGCCGCGCTGAAATGATTGCCCGCACGGAGATTCAGACGGCGCAGAACATGGCGCGTCAGTCGGCGTGGGATGCGGGTTTCCGCACCGGCTATGTGGACCCGGCTTCCACTAAGCGGTGGATGGTTGCCCCTTCCGGTTCCCGTCGCGGCGCTCCGTGTGATGTGTGCGCTGGGCTGAATAAGATGGAGGTGCAATGGAATCAGGCTTTCCCCACGGGCCACATTATGCCTCCGGCGCATCCGCATTGCCGTTGCACGGCTGTGCTTGTGTCGCCGTCGCGTGGGCTTACTGATTTGCCGTCGCAGAACATGGATTATTGGCTGGCTGAGATGGATACGTTCTACGCTGAGCAGGAGGCGTCGGCGTGACTCTCATCTTTTTTGAGCCGGGGATGCGACCGGTTCTGAAGGACCGTAGCGCGGCAGGCAGGAAAGCGGCCCTTGCCAGGTGGGGAAACCGTGCCGACGACACCACCGCCGTTGCCGATCAGGCCAAGAGCAATGTCGGCGGACGCGCCCTAGACATGAGCGTTATCGGAGACGACGGTTACGGCATTGAATCCGACAAGTACGGCAGGTACGACGAGAACCACGCTAACCCCACCGGCGTTGCTCGCGTCGTGGAAGCACAAGGATGGAATAAACCCGCTCAGTCTGTTACGGAAGAGCAGTTCATTGCCCTTAAAGATTCTGGCGATTTCGTCGCCGTTTATCGCGGCGGACCTCCCGGCATTGAGAAAGGGATGCTAGAAGGCACCCCATTTGTAGGCGACGGCGTTCTAGGACCGGGGACGTATTGCAGCACCGATCCGCAAAGAGCATCCGTGTTTGCCCACATTTCGCTTCGGGAGAATCCGGCAGGCGGAGCGGTAGTGCCCATGCTTGTGCCCCGCTCTATGTTCGATTCCGCACCACCGGCTAGAAGGAACATCGCAGACGATCCACTCACGGACCACGGGCTTAAAGGCGTGGGTATGGTGGCTAACGCCGATTACGGTGGCGATTATGTGGTGTGGAATACGTCTGCCGTTATTGTGGGGCCGCCTGTTTCGGTTGAGCGCGGAACTGACTTTGGAGATGCGCCAGATAGCCCTCTTCTCAAGCAGGAAGATGTGGAGTTGGAGAGCGGCCCGTATTACCGCTTGCTTTCTGACCGTGCTGAACTGATTGAGTTTGATGAGGTTAAGAAGGCTGACCGCTCTGCTGCGGGACGTAAGGCCGCTCTTGCACGGTGGGGCAACCGTAGCGGCACAGAAACCAAGGCACCCGCTAAAGAAAGCAAGCCCGCTAAGTCGGGTAAGACCCTGAACATACCTAACGCCGACAAGTCCCGTGAGTTCATTGACAAGCATTACGGGGAGTGGAAGAAGAACCTTCCTGAAGCGCAGGACAAGGCTATGCGCTTCTATCAGTCACCCGGGTATGAACTTATGAACGGCGAACTGCGGGGCCAGAAAGTTGACGCGCCTGAGGCTGACCTGAAGCGTGCCCGCAAGGCCACCAAAGACTTGAAGCAGGCTATTGCTGAGTCTCCGCCGCTTGAGCAGGACACGATTGTGTACCGGGGCTTCTCCGCTGAGCAGTTTGATCTTAAGCCGGGTGCCAGTATTCGTGATGAGGCGTTTCTGTCTACGTCGCTGTTTGCGGATGGCGCGGGGGCTTTCTCCGGCTCCGGTCCTCAGGTGAAAGCCACTATTAAGTTGCCCGCTGGCACTAAGGCTGCTGCCGGTTCGTTTAAGGAACTTGTGCTGCCTCCGGGCTCTGAGTTCAAGGTGGTTTCAGTTGGTAAGGGCACGGTGGAGTTGGAGTTGGTTTCGCCGGTTGAGAAGGCTGACCGTTCCGCTGCCGGTCGCAAGGCTGCTGAAGCCCGTTGGGGTAACCGTGGCCTAGGCATTGCCCGCGAGGACATGCCCCAGATTCCTAAGAAGAACCGGGACAAGTTCTTCGCACAGTTGGACGCTGAGGGCGTGGGTTACCGTGACGAAACCGTGGACCCCCGCACACTCAAGCAGACTCAGGCCGGGCTTAACCCTAAGCAGACTAAGGTTCTGTTGGATGCGATGCGTGGTGGCTCTTTCCGGGGCGACACGCACACGATCATTGCCGCTAAGGATGGGCACATTCTTGACGGGCACCACCGGTGGGACGCGGCCCGCAAGTTCGCCGCTGAGGGTGGCAGCGCGGATATCCGTATCACCCGTGTGGACATGAGTATCCGTGAGTTGCTTGACCGTGCGGCCCGGTTCAATGCTGAGGAGGGCATTGAGTCGCGTGGCATGGAAACCGTGTCCACGTTCAATAAGGCCGTGACCCTCACGTTCGCGCCGGGGCTTAGGCCGGTGCTGAAGGGTTCGCGCACGGAGGCCGCTAGGTATGCGGCTAGTGTCAGGTGGCGGGATGCGAAAGCCACCGTCTCCGCAACCGCTGACGTTATGGGATCGTCTCCGTCCCGTGCCGCCGGTTACTCTCCAACTGAGGACTACCAAGAGGCTGTGTATCGCGCTTTGAGGTACAACGATTTCTCCGGGCTTGACATTGGTTCCAGCAAGGCTGCCCGCCGACTAGGTGGTGCCATAGGCAGGCTTGAGCGGAAACTAGATCAGTTCCGTAAGCGCAAGGGCTGGAAGAAGCAGGAAAGCATTTCCCCTGAGGATGCCAGGGCGTTGCGCGAGGACTACGACAGGAGGTACAGGCCGTGGCTGACGACGTAATGACCGATTTCGAGTTCCTTGCCGCGCTCCGTACCACCTCTGAGGATCAGGCCCCGGAGTTGTGGTGGGACCTTGCTGTTAATCAGGTTGAACAGGGCATCGAACTTGAGCGGTTCGACGGCATCATGGATGAGTTCCTGCGCCGCGTGATGGCGCACGCTTTGACTCCGCCTGAGCCTATGGCTAAGACGTTTACGTTCTCCCCTGGCATGATGCCGGTGCTTAAGAAGGGTGACCGGTCAGCGGCAGGCAAGAAAGCCGCTAACGCCCGGTGGGCGGGACACTCCACTCAGCGTGAGGGGTTCCGTGAGGCGTCGGCGGCGGATAAGGCGCGGCTTGCTGAGGTGCATGGGTACAAGGTGCCGGGGCATTGGAAGGAAGCCCTTGTGCCGGATGACGAGTCCGCCGGGCTGATCGTTAAGGGCCGGGATCAGAAGGACAAGTGGCATTACGTCTATTCGGCTGAGTACCGTGAGGGGCAGGCGTCTGCCAAGTTCCAGCGGGTCAAGGAACTGCACAAGGCTATGCCCAAGTTGGATGAGGCCCTGAAGCGTGATGTGGCGGCGGGGGATGAGGACGCTATCGTGGTGGGCATTATGCGGGAGACGGGGGCGCGGGTGGGCAGCGATGCGAATAACGCGGGCCGTCTAGTGCGGGATCACACGTATGGTGCTTCTACGTTGCGGGCTAAGCACATCACGGTCAACCCTTCTGGTTCGGTGACGATTAAGTACAAGGGCAAAGATGGGGTGGAGCAGAAGCATTTGATTAAGGACCCGGTGCTTGCGGCGGCTGTCGCTGCTAAGAAGGAAGGAAAGTCGGGTAACGATTCGCTGTTCCCTAACGCCACGGACGGTTCCACTATGGAGTATCTGCGGACGGCTACGGGTTTGCCTAAGGCCAAGAATCATGACCTTCGCACGTATGTGGCTACGGGTATGGCGCTGACTATGGTGAGGGGCCGTCCCCCTAAGACGGCTAAGGAGTACAAGGCTAAGCGGGCTGCTATCGGCAAGGCGGTCGCTAAGCAGTTGGGTAACACTCCGGCTATCGCGCTGGGCACGTACATTGACCCTGCTGTGTTCTCAGGGTGGGCTAACCCGGAGTGGGGTGTGTGATGGCTGACGAGGGCACCGCTTTGGACATGGACGCTATTGACGATGCGATGGGGGTGTGGCTTGAGTCTGTGGAGTGGGTGGGGGTGGAGTATGCGGAGGGGGAGATGCCTGATGTTCTTGAGTTGGATTTGATTGAGAAGGCTGATCGTTCGGCGGCGGGGCGTAAGGCGGCGCGGGCTAGGTGGGGTAATCGTGGCCCGGATTCGGATGATGCTAAGGCTAAGCGGTCTGATGCGGCGCGGCGTGCTGCTGCCACGCGGCGGGCTAAGCGTGAGGCCGGTGAGCCTAAGGGGCCTGAGACTGATGAGCAGGCTGCTGCCCGTATGGGTAAGGAGTTTGAGGCTAAGCGGTCTACGGGTGAGCCGATTGACGCTATCCGCGAGATCGGTGAGCGCCCCGACTATGTTCAGTTCATCCGCAAACACGCCGACGCTTTAGGGCTTGTGGACCGTGAGTTCGATGGCGGCTTGGATGAGCCTGCTGTTCTGATGGATGCGATTAGCAAGATACGGGCCATAGAAGAACGCAATGACGATAAGTGGGACATGGCTACTGAACATGTCAAGCGGCGTGTCCACGAGAACGTAGAGGAGTTCACATCCGGCAAGATCATGGCTGCTGCGGACCCGGTGGTTGCGGCTACCATCCTTAGAGGTCAGCGGTGCAAGTCTCAGTTTGAGACTCAAGAGTCCAATGGCTTGTACGACCCGGAAATCAGAGCGACATGGGAAACCGCTATGTTGCGTGTTCATCCGGGCTTGGATGCTCAGGCGCGTCCCACATATGGCTATTTCGCTGCTGTGGACCCGGTTTCCCGTGGCCCGCTTCAGTATGGGTCTGTCAGGTTTGAGTTGCGTGAATCTGTTGCTTCTCGTACCACGGGCACTCTTGGTGATTCGCTTGGCTCTAGTGCTGTGCCGGTTCGGGCTAGGGAGAGTGTCACCCGGCGTCAAGCGCATGATTCTATTGGGCACCTGTATGTTCCTGCTGAGTCTCCAAGCGCCATTGAGAAGAACGGCTACATGGAGGCTCAAATCATGGGTGGGTGGGATCGTTCCGATGTGGTGAGGGTCTATGTGCCTTCTTCGGATAAGGGTGGCCTAGCCGATGCTGCGGCTGCTGCTGCTGGGATTCCGGTTGAATACTACTAATGTGCTAAACTAGGGTTAGAGGAGGATTAAATGGAGAAGGGACACCTAGTAGCAGTCAGAGAAGGCGGCGACCGCCTCATCTATGACTACACAGACGCGGACGGTTTGGAGTGGGGGCATGTAGAGCGCGGTGATGAGAAGTTCCCCGTCACCCCTGTACTCAGTATCATTGCCAGAGGCTACTGGAATGAGCCTTCGACCTGAGCGGAGAGTAATGCCCACCGATCCCACCGCACACGTGGCTTCCCTGCCAGACGACGAACTTCAGGCTCTTCACAAGCACCTTGACTCTTCTGCCGTGGATGATCCGGCTTCGGTGGAGGCGCATCATCTTGTCGCTTCTGAAATGTTGAAGCGGGGCATGGATCACGGTCACGACGGTGAAGATGATTGGTCTGTGGCTGTGGTGGTTATGGATCAGGCTGTGGTGAAGTCGGTGGACGATATCGGTGTCCCGGCGGGTATGGAGGGGCCGCTCGCGGAAGCCCTGGGGGGTAACGGGGGTGTGGTTACGGTTCTGTTGACCACGAACGGGTACGTCCTGAAGGCTGAGCCCACCGTGTCCGACGTTCACGTGGATGCGATCATGGGCGCGTACCCCATTCGCCCTAAGAAGAAGCGCAAGCCCAAGCCCGACCCGGTTGACGACGCTGAAGACGACGACGAGTACATGGGCAAGGCCCGTGACGAGGTTAAAGAGGGCGACTTCGTTTCATGGAACTCATCCGGGGGTAGGGCACGGGGCCGTGTAGAACACGTGATGAATGAGGGCACGCTAGGTGTCCCCGATTCCGATTTCAGCATTGAGGCTAAAGAGGATGACCCTGCTGTCCTCATCCGCATTTACCGGCCTAAGCCGGATGGCGGGTGGCGTGAGACTGAGACTCTTGTAGGCCATCGCGCTTCTACCCTGTCGGCTATTGAAGACCTCGCTAAAGCAGACGGCTACAAGGTCCCTGAGGGTGTGCAGGCTGCTGCCCGTCGCGCCGTGAAGTGGATTGAGGACGGTATGGCGGGGGACGGGTTCACTTCGGTGGGCCGCAACCGTGCCCGTCAACTGGCGTCCGGTGGCACGGTAGGCCGCGACACTCTTGTGAAGATGCGAGCCTACTTCGCCCGTCATGGTGTTCAGCGTGGCGGTCATGCTGCCCTTGAGGACGGTGAGCCTACGCCGTGGCGTGTGGCGTGGGATGCGTGGGGCGGCGACGCCGGTAGGTCATGGGCCAATAACGCCCTGTCCGACATGGATAAGGCTTACGACCCCATCCTTGAGGTGGATGAGCGTGGCGTCGCCTTGTATGAGGCTTATGAGGCTATCGCTGAGGAGTTCGGCCCGTGGAGCCCTGAGGAGGCTCACTACATGGAGGCCGACGACAACCCTTTCCAAGATCAGGGAATGAACTGCGCTAACTGTGTCTTCTTCATGGGCGGCGGTGGCTGCGAGATCGTTGAGGGCCGGGTTGACCCTATGGGTTTGTGCAAACTGTGGGTCATCCCTGAGGAACGCCTCGCGGTGGACGAGGAAGAACTGCTTGAGACGATGGACGAGGACGACCTCGCAGAGTTCGGTGCGTTTGCCGCTGGCATGGACGACGACATGGAGAAGGCTGGCGCTGAGGGTCTGCGGGATTACTGGCGTGAGGGCGGTAAGGGCAAGATTTCGTGGGGCTCCGGCGGTGACTTCACGGCGTGTGTCGCTGCTGTTTCCAAGTACATGAACCCGGAGCAGGCCAAGGGGTACTGCGCTATCCGGCACCGTGAGGCCACGGGCATGTGGCCCGGGGACAAGAAGAACCGGGCCAATAAGGCTGTGGATGCGATTGACGATCCGCACATGCTTGTCATGTCACCGGGTGCGCCTGCTACCACGTTTACGCTGCCGGATGGTTCGGTGTACACGTTCTCCACTCCCGCACCTATGACGGCTCAGCCGGTGCCGATCAGTAAGGACCGGTCTGCTGCGGGCCGTAAGGCCGCGCTTGCACGGTGGGGTAACCGTGGTGCGGATGCTCCGGCCCCCGCCGCCGGTGGCTCTAACCCTCCCGATCCACCGCGCCGCCCCGGCATGGGTGACGGTGTTCCCATGTCTGATGAAGATTTCGGCATGTTGCAGGAAGGTTCAGCGGGCTCCCACATTGTGGGCCGTACTTCCGATGGTGCCCCTATCTTCTCTGCTGAGCGTCAGGCGCTGCACGACAGGATCGTGTCTGAGGCTGCGGATGGTGTGCCCGTTTCCAGCGACCCGACTTATCACATCATGGGTGGCGGTCCTGCTGCCGGTAAGTCAAGTGCCATTGAGTCAGGCATCGTAAATGTGCCTGGGGCGGATAAGGCTGTTCAGATTAACGCCGATGAGGTTAAGGGCTCTCTTAAGGACGCCGATAAACTTGAGCGCGAGGATTGGGCGGCGTTCACCCATGAGGAGTCGTCTTACGTGGCTAAGCGCATTCAGGCTGCCGCTATTGAGCGTGGTCAGGATGCGGTGCTTGACGGCACGGGTGACAGTTCAGCCTCGTCTATCCGCCGCAAGATTGAGGGTGCTAGGTCTGCCGGTTACAAGGTGGAAGGCCATTACGTGACCTGTCCGACTGAGGCGGCTGTGAGCCGTGCCCAGGCACGCGGTGAGCGCACCGGTCGGTTCGTCCCAGAGGGCGTCATTCGCGGTACGCACGCTGCCGTGTCCCGCGTCGTCCCTGAGGTTGCTTCCGATTTCGACACGTTCACCCTTGTGGACACATCGGCTCGCACGCCTAGGAAGGTGGCTTCAGCCACTAAGGGCAACCCTGTCAAGGTTGAGGATCAGGCGTTGTGGGATGAGTTCACGGCGAAGGGAGCGGAGTGATGGATTCACGGCGCATGGAAATGATCGCGGTCATCGCTACTACCGGTGCTAATGCGGCTGTGCTGGGCGAGTTGACTGCGGATGAGCAGGCCCTGTTCGATGAGTTGGCTGCTGGCCCCAAGAATGTCGATATCCCCACGGAGATTCCCGACTTCTATGATTCGGGTCTGCGGGTCAAGGACACGGAGACGGTCAAGTCTGTGGGCGAGTTTGAGGTGTCCAAGGCTGCTGCTGAGGACCGGTTCACGCTTGGCCCCATGTATGTCCCTAACCGGCTAGATGCTCACGCTGAGTGGACCGATGCGATTGAGTTGCAGAAGGCTGTGTGGGAGTACGTACGTAAGGGTGACCGCCGCATCCGCCTTCAGCACAACCGGGATAAGGTCGCGGGTGAGTGGGTTGAGGTTATGACCTGGCCCCATGAGGTTGAGGTTCCGATGATGCAGAAGAGCGTCACCGGTGAAGATACGCATAACCCGGTGATGTTCCCCGCTGACACGGTTTTCCTTGGGGTGGTGTGGGAGCCGTGGGCTTGGGACATGATTAAGGACGGCAAGATCAGGGGATACTCCATCGGCGGTAAGGCTGAACGTCTTTACGTCGATTTGGACGATTAGGCAGGTAGTGAACCCCGGTAGCGGTAGGCGGTGGTCTACGGAACATTCCGTAGCCGCCATATCCGTTGCGGGCTTCTTCGCTTTCGCTTTCGTTACCGGCTGGATTGTCGGGCTTGCCGCTGCCCGCTCACAGTCGTACTGAAACCTCAGCCGGGTTAAATCATCGTGGTAATCTAGCCATTGTTCGATGCGATACCTCCCGGCATCCTATGTGTTGTCGGGGCTCGCTGTCTAGGAGGTTTAAGTGGCGCAGCGCCGCACCCGCAAGATGGTCAACCTCGCTATTGAGGAGACTTCCGGTGTGGATCATCCTGCCCATCTCCATGAGGGATGGCTTGTGATGAAGGCCGCTGACCCGGATTCCGTGGTCAAGGCTATGGACAAGCCCATGAAGACTGAGGACGGCACCGCTTACCCGGCTGCCGCGTTCGCATACGTTCCTGACGCTGAGAAGCCTTCCACGTGGAAGTTGCGTCTGTGGGAGTCACCTGAGGACAAGGTGACCCGCCGCCAGGTTGGTATGGCTGTTGCTGCACTAGGGGAAGGTTTCCGGGGTCAGAAGGTTGAGATTCCGGCGGATGACCTTGCTGCTGTGAAGGGCAAGGTTCGTCAAGCGTGGAGTGAAGTCCACGAAGAGGACGCGGAGATGCCTCCCGTTCTGAAGTCTACCGATGCCCAGGAGGGCCACATGGAGAAGAGTGCCGAGGAGCGCTTGGAGGAGGCCCTTGAGTCTCTGTCCAAGGCTGAGGCCAGGATTGCCGACATGGAGAAGGCAGCCCCCGCCGAGCCCGCCGTTGAGGCGTCGGAGGAGGACATGCTGAAGGAGGCCCCCGAGGCCGTCCGTAAGGCGTTTGAGGCCGTGCAGAAGCAGGCTGAGGAGGCCGTCGCTAAGGCGCAGGCCGCTGAAGAGGCTCTGCGTAAGGAGCGCGATGCTCGCGCTGACGCTGAGGCTGTGGAGAAGGCTGCTAAGTCTTTCTCGCGTCTTGGCCTTGACCCTGAGGTTGTCGGACCGGCGCTCCGCCGCCTTGCTGACGCTGATGAGTCGCTTGCTAAGGCCGTGGAGACGGCTCTGACCGCCGCCGATGCGAAGGTTGAGTCCGCAGATATCTTCACGGAGATCGGGCGTACCGCCCCGCAGACCGGCTCTGCCTTCCACAAGGCTGAGTCAATGGCGAAGGCTGCTGTCGCTGATGGCACCGCCGCCACTCTTGAGCAGGCGCTGTCTAACGTGTTCGTTAGCGACCCGGCTCTTTACACCGAGTACCTCTCCGAGAAGAAGGGCTGATCCGTGGCTTACGAGATTAGTAACTACTCTGTCAAGGTCACCCTCGTCGCGGGGGCGGACCTTAGCACCCATCAGTACAAGTTTGTTGAGATCGGAACGGGTGGTGTCGTGACTCTGTGCAACGGCGCTACTGACCGTCCGATTGGCGTTCTTCAGAACGCTCCGCTTGAGGGCCAGGAGGCCGAGATTCTGGTTGTGGGTGGCACTAAGATTGTCGCCTCCGCCGCTCTCACGGTCGGCACCCTGATCGGCACGAATAACGCAGGAAAGGCCGATGCGAAGGTCCCCGGCACCGACACGACTGAGTTCGTCGTTGGCACCGTGATCCTCGCTGTTGGGGCCGACAATGAAATCGCAACCGCCGTCGTCAACTGCGCTAGCCCCGCCCGGGCTGCCTGACGGCCTGAGTAGAGACAAGGAGCAGTAACGATGGCGCAGCCCAGTATCAATCAGGTTCACATTGACGCGATCCTGACCAACATCTCCGTTGCTTACATGCAGATGGCGGAGAACTTCATTGCCGATAAGGTGTTCCCGGTTGTGCCGGTGGACAAGAAGTCGGACAAGTATTTCACCTACACGAAGAATGACTGGTTCCGTGATGAGGCGCAGCGTCGCGCCGATGCCACGGAGTCGGCAGGTTCGGGTTACAGCCTCAGCACCGCGTCCTACAGCGCGGATGTGTGGGCGTTCCACAAGGATGTTGGCGACCAGACCAAGGCCAACGCGGACGCTCCGCTGAACCCGCTCCGTGAGGCGTCTGAGTTCGTTACTCAGCGTCTGCTTCTTCGCCGTGAGGTGCAGTTCGTTTCCGACTACATGACCACGGGCGTTTGGGGCAAGGATTACACCGGTGTTGCCGGTGCGCCTTCCACGGACGAGTTCAAGCAGTGGTCGGATTACACCAACTCTGACCCGATTGAGAATGTTGAGAATGGCAAGGCTCAGATTCTCTCCACCACGGGTTTCGAGGCGAACACCCTTGTCCTTGGGTATGACACGTTCCGCAAGTTGCGTCATCACCCGGACATTGTTGACCGCATCAAGTACACCTCGTCCTCTGTCGTGACGAGCGACATGCTCGCTCGCATGTTTGAGGTTGACCGTGTGCTTGTCGCCAAGTCGATTCGGGCCACGAACAACGAGGGTGCTACTGGCGCTTACTCGTTCAATGTGGGCAAGGTTGCGTGGCTTGGTCACGTTGCCCCTAACCCGGGCCTTCTTACCCCGTCTGCCGGTTACATCTTCTCGTGGACCGGTGTTTCGGGTGGCCTTGGTCAGACGATCGGCATTTCTCAGATTCGCATGGATTCTCTTAAGGCGGATCGTGTTGAGGCTGAGGTTGCGTTCGACAATAAGGTTGTGGCTTCTGACCTTGGCGTCTACTTCAACACAGCGGTGGCGTAGTCATGGTGAATCGTCTTACGCAGGGTGAGGCTGTCGTTGGCGCTCTCACGGCTGAGGAGACGATTGAGGGTGCCGATCTGGCAGCCTCAGACGACCTCACCGTTGGTGACGATGCGACTGTGACCGGTGACCTTACGGCGGGTACGCTCGCTGTGGGTGGCGGTTCCACCGTCAAGGGCATTAGCACGGGCACCGGCGCTATCGACCTCCCGTCGATTTCTGCCGGGGCTACCGGGTCGGGCACTATCACGGTCACGGGCGCTGCTGTCGGTGACATGGTTGTGGTGAACCCTCCGGCGCTCACATCAGGACTTGCCTTCGCGGGTGCTGCTGTGACGGGCGCTAACACGGTCACGGTGTACGCGGTCAATGCGAGTGCTTCATCGATCAACGAGGCGTCTCATACGTTCCGTTACCTGTGGGTTGACCTGACCTGATAGGTAAATAGTTCAGCCTGAGCGGCGGGGTTCAGCGGGTGATCCCTGCTGGCCCCGCCGCTAGGCACATCTAGGGAGGTTGGAAGTGCCCACCACTCCGGGCGGTTTGCCGTACCCGTCAGCGTCGGATGCCGCTAATGTGCCCGCTGATTTGCAGTCTTTGGCTGAAAGCGTGGAAGACTTGCTGGACATTGCCCGTGTCGATTTGCTTATGCTGATGGGAGCCTGAAGTGGCTACTACTTACAAGGTGCTGGGGCAGTCCGCTCCGGGCGCAACTACGCAGACCACTCTTTACACGGTTCCGGCTGCCACTACTGCTGTTATTTCTACTATGTTCGTGTGTAATCGTGGGGCTAGCGCGGGTACTGTTCGTATCGCTGTGCGCCCTGACGGTGCCGTTCTTGCTAATCAGCACTACTTGTACTTTGACACTTCTGTTCCCGCTAACTCAACCATCTCAATCACTACCGGCATCACATTGGACGCCGCTGACATTCTTGCCGTCTATGCCTCCACGGCTGACTTCAGTTTCGTTGCGTTTGGGAGTGAGCGGGCATGAGCGTAGTTCAGTATCCGGCCCCTTCCGGGTCTAAGGCACTCAGAACACAAGAGTTTCTGGCAGGCGGGTCGTGGATATGTCCTGCGGGCGTGTTCGCGGTTGAGGTGTTCGCAGTCGGTGGTGGCGGCGGAGGTGGTGGACGTAGTAGCAGCAACTTCTCGGGCGGCGGCGGAGGTGGCGGCGGCGTCGTTACGCGCGTCGTACCTGTCACACCGGGCACGTCGTACACCGTCACGATCGGCTCTGGTGGCGGTGCTGGCGCGGCGGGCGCTGCCGGGTCAGACGGCGGAAGCACCACTTTCGGCGCTCTCGTCACGGCAGATGGTGGCGGTGGTGGCGCTAACTGGGATGTCAGTACGCGCGATGGCGGCTGTGGTGGTGGTGGTGCGGCGTCAGACGTTAACTCGGGCGCTGGTGGTGGTGGCGGCGCGGGCGGAAATGGCAAGGATGCTAACTCCGGCGCGTCGGGCTCCACAATCACTTGGGGCGGACGAGGCACGCAAGGTGGATGCGGCGGCGGCGGGGGTGTATCTAACGCTGGCATGGGGCACGGCGGTATCGGCGTCAACGGGTACGGCGGTGGCGGCGGTGGCGGTGGACAGAACAGCAACAACTCAGGACGACGCGGGGCCGGATCATCTGGTGGCGGCATGGGCGGGCTTGCGGGAACCGCAGCAGGTGCAGGTACCACTAACACAGGCGGCGGTGGTGGCGGCGCGGGTGGCAACTCAGGGTCCGCAGCAGCAGCGGCAGGCGGGTCCGGTTACATGCGGCTGATCTGGTGGGAGTGACGATGGAGCGTATCTTCGCCGCTATTGACGGCGACATTATCAGTAACACGTTTGTCGGTGACGACGACTTTGCTGCCCTTGTGCGCCCCGACCACGACGAGGTTGTGGAGATTACTGGCCTTGATCCCATGCCCGGTGTCCGGTGGGCTGTTCACTCGGACGGCTACCGGCCTCCGCAGCCGTGGCCTTCGTGGGCCTGGAACGGAGCAGTCTGGTATGCGCCGGTTGAGCGTCCTGATACACCGGGTGTTTGGGTGTGGGATGAGGACGCGCAGGAGTGGACCGACCTTGCGGCGCAGGGGTAGCCGATGCCTCTTACTCCTAACCTTTCTACGGTCACACTAGGTGGTCAGTACGTGGACGTATCCGGTGCCCCTATCGCTGGGCAGGTCAAGTTCACGCCGCGCACCATCCTTACCGACGCTGTTGAGGATCAGATCATCATTCCGCGCACTATCACGGTGGACTTGGATGCGAATGGTGAGTTCACCGTTGTGCTTCCCGCTACGGACGATACTGATGTGTCTCCTAGCGGGTTCACGTACAGCGTAGAGGAATCCTTTACCGGGGGTAGGGTTTACGATATTGCGCTTACGGCCCTTCCTGCTACACAGAATCTTGCTGACAAGGTTCCTACTGTCGCGTTGGGTGGCACGGAAGCCACGACGTATGTGCTGCTGTCGGTGTTTAATCCGCTTGAGGCGCGTGTAGATGTTATTGAGTCGGTAACGTCGTCTGTGCAGACTGCTGCTGCCCAGGTTACGGCGGCTGCTACGGCTGCTACTACGGCTCAGGCGGCTGCTTCAGCGGCTGAGGCCCGCATCCTTCACCCGTTTGTGTTCTTGGGTATCTGATGGCTCTCGCGGGCAACGTCGCTACCGTTATCGTTACCGGTGAGTATGTGGATTTCGAGGGTGACCCTATTGCGGGGCAGGTCATCTTCGCTGTGCCTAAGGCGTTGCGTAATGCGCTGGCGGATCAGATTCTTGTGGCGTCGTCTTACTATGTGACGTTGGATGCGAATGGGGCGTTCACGGTTACTCTTCCGGCGTCGGATGACCCGGATTTCCATGAGACGTTTGAGTACACGATCACGGAGTCCTTTACTGGGGGTAGGACGTTCTCTGCTGTTCTTCCTACGCCGTTGACGTATGCAGAGTTCGATGATGAACCGTATTCGTATTATGTAGGTCTGGGTTCTAGTTACGGTGTTGCCACGGGCACTAACGCCCGTATGAGTGCGCTTGCCCCTGTGAGTGTTCTCGGTAGCCCTCAGGTGGAACTGGCGGCTTATTCGTCGTATGTGTCGCTGGAAGCGCGTGTGGATGCTGCGGAACTTACGGTGGACACTACTCCGCCGACTACGGGCATCATTATGGCGGTGCAGTATGCGTCGGTGCCGGTTGGGTATGCGACGTACACGCTGCTTGCGGCGGGTCCTGCCACGTACACGGCTTTCTCCACGGCTCAGATTCTTGCTACTTCTGCCGCTATCGCTAACTACGCTACGGCGGCTCAGGCCTCTCAGGCCACGGCTGAGGCAGCGAAGGCGGCGGCTGAGGCTACGGAGGTTCGCGATCCGCATCCGTTTGTGTTCACGGGTGCGGCGTGATGGGCGGTAGACTGTTTGACGCTGCCACACGTATCGTAACCCGGGTTAGGAGAGGCTAGTGCCTATCGCTTACAAGGTGCTGGGACAGTCAGCCCCTAGCGCCACCACTAACACGGACATTTACACGGTCCCTGTTTCCACGCAGGTAGTGATCTCCTCCATCGTGGTCGCTAACCGGGGTACGGCATCCACGACGTTCCGTATCGCCGTCCGCCCTAACGCGGCAACGCTCGCGAACCTTCACTACATCGCCTTCGACACGACTATTGCCGCTAATGACGTAGTGGCCTTGTCTCTTGGTATCACCGTAGACGCGGCTGATGTGGTGACCGTGTACGGGGGTAATGCGGATCTGACGTTCAGCCTGTACGGAACGGAGATCACCTGACATGGGTATCTCGCGTATCCGCCCGGCGAGTAGCGCCTCCACGCTGTCGGCGACCGCTGCCGCAGCGAACACGGCGTACACGATCACTCAGTCCTTCGACACCGGCATCTACACGATCTCGTGTTTGTCCACGACGATTACGAACGTTGCCTTCTACTCAGGGAACACAAGCATCACGACAGCGACCACGGTGTCCGGCTCGGTGTCAGTAGTCCTTGGCACGCCTGCCACTTCTATCGTGTATTGGACGAACACCGGCACGAACATCACCGTCAACATCTCGCTCACGGGGCAGGCGCTCCCCACGGGCTCGGCGTCGGGAACGTTGGACACGATTACGGCGTCGGGCACCTACACGCAGGTCGGGCGCGGCCTTGTCGTGGTGGTGGGCGGTGGGCAGCGTGGCTTCGGCGGTTCGGGCGGATCGAACCCGACCACCATCGCTGGCGGTGCGGGCGGAGCGTCCGGTGGTATCACCGGGCCTACCGCAGTTGAACTGACGGGCAGTATCGCGGTCACCATCGGGGCTGGCGGCACGGCAACGAACGGTGCGGCTGGCGGTACGACTTCGTTCGGTGCGCTCACCGCAGCGTCAGGCGGCACTAACGCCGCAACCGCTAGCGGCACGGCTACGACCGCGGATCGCGCCCAGCCTGTGAAGTCTGGTACGACTGGGGCGGGCGGCGCAGGAGGCGGTGTTAGTGCGGGTCCGACACCGGGGGGTGGCGGTGCGGGCGGCGGTAGCGGCATCGGAACCGGCGGAAACGGGTCTAGCGGCGTGGGCTCCGGAACGGCAACGAGCGGTGCGGCTGGGACAGGCTACGGTGCTGGCGGCGGGGGCGGGGGTGCTGCCTACGGTACGCCTGGTAACGGCGGCAACGGTGCGCCGGGTGTTGTCTACGTCCTTCGGTTCACATAAGGAGAGGTTATGGCTGACTTTGCTATCCACGATGGTTCGACGGTGGTGAACGTGATTGTGGCGGACTCGCAGGAGATCGCTGAGGAGGTCACCGGTTTGTCTGCGGTCGAAACCACAGGTGAGCCGTGGATCGGCTGGACCCTGAGCGACGGTGTGTGGGTTGCGCCGCCTCAGCCTGAGCCTGAGTTCATTGAGGAGTTGTCTGATGCCGGAGACTAACCTGGGATTCCGTTACCCTGCGGGTTCGGACACCCCTGATGTGCCGCGTGATATTCAGTTCCTTGCGGACGATGCGAATGAGCAAGAGATCATTACTTTGATGGGAGCGTGGGCCTGATGGCTGCTACTGCTAAGGCTCTGTTCCGTGGGGCGGCTACGACTAACACGGCGACGGTTTTGTACACGACACCTTCTGCCACTACTACGGTTGTGACTCAGATTGTTGTGGTTAATACTTCGGCGTCGGGGCAGACGGCGACTATGTTTTTGAATGGTGTTGACATTATGGCTGCGGCGGCTGTTCCGGCTAATTCTTCTTTGGTGTTGGATTTGAAGCAGCCTATTGCGGCTACTCAAACTATTACGGGTGGGGCGTCTGCGGTGTCTGTTGATTTTCATGTTGCTGGGGTGGAGATCGTCTGATGGGTGCTTCGCTGTTCCCTCCCCCCGCTGGTGGTAAGACCCCTAAGTTCGCCGAGTTCACCGCTACGGGCTCATGGACGTGCCCCGCCGATGTGTTGACAGTCGAGGTTTTGATGTGCGGCGGCGGTGGTGGCGGCGGTCGCGGCAATTCGTGGGGCGGCGGTGGCGGCGGTGGGTCCGTGACAAAGAGTCTGCTAACTGTAGTTCCTGGCACAACCTACACCATCACGATCGGTGCGGGGGGCGCTGGTGTTGCTTCTTCGCCTGGCACGGGTGGCACAGGTGGCTCGTCTACCTTTGGGGCGTTACTTACCGTGACAGGCGGCATCGGAGGCGGTCCCGCTAATGACTCCGCTCAGCCGATAGCGGGCGGTCGCGGAGGCGGATTGTCGGGTGGGCACGGCGGTAATGGCAACACCGGTACTACGACTACTTCATCACGTTACGTCAACAATGGCGGTGTAGGAATCGACGGCTTCGGCGGCGGTGGTGGCGGCTTTTCTAATGGCACTTACAGCGGCGCAAGTGACGGTGGAGGGTCAAGCAACGACGCTGGGCGTATAAACAGCGGCGGCGGGGCAAGTGGCACGACTACTTCCAACCTTGCTGGCGGTTCTGGTTTCTGTCGCATCGTGTGGGAGGAGTAGATATGGCGCACTTCGTGAAGATCGACGCCGACGGTTATGTCATTGACGCAATCGTCATTGCCAACGAGAACGCGCCCGATCCCGCGCCGGGCAATAGTGAACCTCTAGGTCAGGCGTTCATCGCATCACTCGCGGACAACGAGCCGCGCCTCGCAGGCGTATGGGTGCAGACTTCTTACTCGGGTGCGTTCCGCAATCAATACGCGGGCGGTGACGGCTACCGCTACGATGCCTACGCTGATGTGTTCATCGCTCCGTCCCCGTATGCGTCGTGGGTGCTAGACGCGGATCAAGACTGGCAGCCGCCCGTCCCAATGCCTACCGGCGACGGCAGTTGGTCGTGGGATGAGGACTCGCAAGAGTGGATCGACACGACACCGCCGGAGGCTTGAAGTGACTTGGACTTACACGGGTGACCCTAACGTCTCCGACCGTGACCGTATCCGGTTTCTGATTCAGGATACGGATACCACAGACCAACTTGTCTCCGATGAGGAGATTGCTTGGGCGCTCACAGAGGCGGGGTCTACTTATCAGACGGCGCATGATCTATGCACGATTATTGCGGCTAAGTTCGCCCGTTTGGCTACGTCTAAGAGTGTTGGGGATTTGTCTCTGTCGTATTCGGATAGGTCTGAGACGTATCATCGGCTTGCGGGGCGTATGTTGCATTTGGCTGATCGGCGTGATGTTCCTACTCCGTGGGTGTCTCCTAAGAACTTGCAGACTGCTGCTGAGCGTTCTGAGTTGGGTATGCAGGGGCATGAGTTCCATACTGGGGTTCACGACAATCAGAGGCTTTGATGGGTATTGCGCGTGATTTCTATGTGATGATGCCGCACACCGTGACGGTGTTTGGTACTTCGACTATGGATAAGTACGGGAAGCAGGCGTGGTCGGGTGCGGGCACTAACTATCGGTGTCGTCTTGTGTTCGATTCGCGGATGGTTCGTGATGCTGAGGGTCGGGAGATTCTTGAGGAGGGCCGGGCCATTGTGTTTGGGGTGGCTACGGTGACGGTGAAAGATCGGTTGACGTTGCCGGGTGGAAGGTCACCCCTGGTTACTTCTGTGGCTACTATTAAGGATGAGACGGGCGATCACCATACGGTCATCGGCTTCGGTGCCTAACCCGGGTTGGAGTTAGTGTGGCTTCCGTAAGGGTCAAGGGGCTAGCCCCGCTTATGGCTGCCTTTACTGCCGCCGGTAACGATGCCCCCAAGTTCGCTGCCCGCGCCTTGTACGAGGAGGCGCAGGAGGCGTTCGCCATCTCGCAGACCCTCGTACCCGTGGATATGGGTGTGCTGAGGGCTTCAGGTCAGGTGCATTTCCCGGTCATGTCGGGCACTAAGGCAATGGTGATGATCACCTACGGCGGTCCTGCTGCGTCGTATGCGATCTATGTCCATGAGATTCCGCCTAATAGTGGGGGCCGCTGGGGCACGGGCAATAAGCACGCCCCTCCTACCCGGTACAAGTATTTGGAGTACCCGGTTAAGCGTTACTCCCGTGATATGGCGGCTAGGATGACTGCACGTGTTCTTGACATGCTCAATAGGAGGTTCACGTGACTGTCCTAGAGGCTGTCGGTGACTATTTGCAGGCGCAGGGCCAGGGCACCCTGGGCACTAACCTGTTTCTCGCGGTGATGCCGGAGTCGCCGGATGCGTGTGTGTGCGTGTTTGAGACTGCGGGGTTCGCGCCTCAGTTCACTATGGGTTCTGCCGCTATGGCGGTGGATCAGCCCGGTTTGCAGGTTATTTGCCGTGCGGCCCGTGGGGATTACCCGGGGGCGCGGGACAAGGCCGATGCGATTAGGCGGCTGCTTGGGGCTGTGCTTGAGCAGACTATTTCTACGGTTCACATCATGCGTATCGCCCCGGATGGCGGTGTGCTTCCTATGGGGGAGGACGAGAATGGGTGTCCTATGGTGAGTGTGAACTTCTCTTGTCAGGTGCGCCCGTGACGGACCCGTATGGGCGTAGTGCGGTTACTGATGAGGCCCCGCGCTGTTGGCGTTGTAATCGTATTCTTGCTTTGAGTGTTACTCGTCCGTGGGCTATTAGGTGTTCGCGTTGTAAGGCGGAGAACCGACATGAGTGATCTTGCGTCTGATCTTGAGTCGCTGCTGTCTGAGGTTACTGTGCAGCCGCATCAGAAGAGGTGTTCTATCGCTGTGGTGTTGGAGCAGGTTACTGAGGAGCAGCGCGACAAGTTGGAGGTTCTGGTTGCCTCGGATTGTCGTGTGGCGTCGGGCAAGGTAGCCGGAGTTCTGCGTAACTGGGGTTTCGATGTGGGGTATCAGTCGGTGCAGCGGCATCGGCGGCGTCACATGGGTTCGGGGTGTCTATGTCCGTGAAGGATTTGACGCTGATGGTGATGCCTGATCGTAAGGTGTGGATTGACTCTGAGTCGCTTATTTCGTACATGCGAATGATTCAGCGGCAGGCCGGGGCGCAGGCTGCTGAGGCGCATGGGGTTGGGGATTTCCACGGGTACGCTGCTGCGGTTGCTGTCGATTCGATGATGCAGCAGATGGCTGACAGTCTTCAGGTGACGGCCCTGTCGGCTATTGACAGGATGGAGAGGCCGCGTGTCTCTTGAGGACGATCTTGGTTCGCTAGTTTCGCCGGGGCCTACGTCTCCGTATCAGCCTGCTACGTCTCGGCCTCCTGTGGGTTGGGAGCCGGGTGTGGCGTGGGATGGTAACGCGGGCACGCTGACGACTAGCCCTATGGATGCTCCGCCCCGTGATTGGGTTGAGTTGCTTGCTGTGTGGGATTTGGACCCGGCTGAGTATGAGGTGGTTGAGCCGGTTCAGTATCGGGCTTGGGATGCCGGTATCGGTGAGGGCAATGTCCAGCGGCTCTTCTATTACCGGGCGAACATTCGCCGTAAGCGTGCGGGTGGGGTGTCGGCTGATGATCTTGTGGATGCGATTGCTAAGTGGCGTCCCCGTAAGCAGGCTGATCCGGTTGAGGGCGGGTTGTCGTATGTGGTGGCGGCGGGTGACCTTCAGTTAGGTAAGCCGGATGGTGATGGTACGGCGGGTACGGTTGAGCGGTTCCTGACTAAGACTGATGCGGCGGTTACGCGGCTTAAGGAGTTGCGCCGGTTGGGGCGTCCGGTGTCGGATATTACGTTGCCGTGGCTGGGGGATTGTGTAGAGGGCCTGTATTCGCAGGGTGGTGCGCTTGCTGCTGCGGGGCGTCTTGACTTGTCGATTACGGAGCAGGTCAGGGTGTTTAGGCGTTTGATGCTTCATCAGGTGAAGGTGTTTGCTCCGCTTGCTGATCGTGTGGTGATTCCGGTGGTGCCGGGTAATCACGATGAGGCTCAGCGTGTGGGTAAGGTGGTGCGCTCGTACACGGATTCGTGGGCTGTTGAGGGTGCTGCTGCTGTGTCGGATGCGATCCGTTTGTCTGGCGGGTTTGAGAATGTGTCGTTTGTGTTCCCGCAGGATGATGAGTTGACGGTTACGTTGGATTTGGCGGGCACTCCTACGGGGTTCGCGCATGGGCATCAGTTTGGGCGTGACCCGATTAAGTGGTGGGCTAATCAGGCTCACGGTATGCAGCCGATTGGGTCAGCGACGTTGCTGTTGGGGGCGCATCTTCACCATTTGCGGGTGGAGCAGACGGGCGCTAAATCGTTCATTCAGATTCCAGCGTTGGACGGGGGCTCGCAATGGTGGAAGCATCGGACGGGTCAGGATTCTCCGGCTGGGCTTGTGACGATGCTTGTGGGGCATGGCGGTTGGGGTGACCTGGCGGTACTGTGAGGCCATGACTTCTGGGGAGTACGCGGCTGAGGTCGCACAGATTGTGGGCAGGCTTGAGGACCGGATCATGGGTCCGGGCATGTTGCAGTACGACGACGGCTCAGGGAAGCAGCGGTTTGAGGGCCGCGAGTTGGATGCGATTGTGCAGGACGCCTTGGAAGAGGTGGAAGACCTGATCGCCTATGCCTGTCAGTTGCATATCCGGTTTCGGCAGATTCGGGATTCGGTTCCTTTCTGACCCCTACCCGCCAGTAGCCTAACGGGGGTGTGGTATCATGGTGGTGTACGGGAAGGGGGTGCCATGACCGAGTTGACGGTGTGGCGCGTGGAAGACCATGAGGGCAATGGCGAGTGTCAGCGGTGCGGCAAGACCGGGCTGCGTTGGGTCACCTACCTGTCTGACGGTAGCCGGGTGGGCGGTGAGTGCGCTAAGCGGCTGCTGGGCTGGGCTCCTACCCGTAAGGGCTTCTCTTGGGTCACGGGCCTGTCGGTGGTGGCTGAGGGCGCTATGTCGCCTACTCAATGGGTCACGCTGTGGTCTGATGCGAACGGGGTCAAGGGTGTGATGGCGGTTAACGGTAATGCTCAGTTCGTGGGACCGTTTGCTGCTGCGGAGAGTGAGTTCCAGCGGCGCATAGCCTAACCGGGGTGTGGTACACTTAGGGTGTGGAAAGGGGGCAAGACATGAGCGATTCATGGTTCATGTGCCGCGACTGCTACACGATGGTGTCGTGGCGAACCGCCAAGAGCGGCAAGAAGTACCTGGCAGTTGAGACGACATGGCTGGGCGACTTCGGGGGCATCAAGAGTTGGTATCCCTCGCACAGTTGCACGCCCAACCCGGAGCGTCAGGCGCAGTACGCCGCTGAGCAGGCTGAGCGTGAGGCCGCTCGCGCTGCCGCGCTGGGAGCCAAGGCTGAGCGTGAGGCTCGCCGTGAGGCGCTGCTGGAAGCCGGTGTGACGGTCCCTGAGGGCCGCGCCACGGTGACCGGCGTGATCGTGTCAATCAAGGCTCAGGAGACGTACTACACGTACTCCGGTGAGATCACCCTGAAGATGCTGATCGAAACGACGGATGGCTTCCGGTTGTGGGGCACGATGCCCCGCTCATTGGAGGGCAACTACAATACGGTCAGCGCGGAGGAGGGGGACACGGTGACGTTCACCGCCACGCTGACGGCCTCCGATGATGATCCGCTGTTCGGGTTCTTCAAGAGGCCCACGAAGGCTTCTATCGTGGCGCGGGCATCCGCTAGCGTCTGATACAATCGGGGTTAAGGGAGGGAGGGATTGTGGCGGGATACAAGAAGACTGAGCGACTTGCCAATGGCACCGTTCAGATCACCCTGCTTAACGGTCAGACCATGACCTACGCTGAGTACGCCGCATACCGTAAGGACAACCCGGTCACCAATGCACCGGGCGACTATTACGACGAGAACCTTGGTTGGGTTTACGAGCAAGACTACGCCTGAGGGGGCACCATGTACCGCGTCTACTACCTGAACCGCAAGGTCGCCACCTACCGCGACCGTGACTCCGCCCTTAACTACATCATCGCTGAGGTGGGCAAGGGCAAGGAGTTCGGAGACTACGAGATTCTGGACGGCTCCGACTCCCTTTAGACCCGGTTACCTGTCCCCCCGGGTAGCCGATGAGGAACCCCTGACTTCTTCCCCCGGAAGTCGGGGGTTCCGCCTTTCTGCCCCTAGACTGTGTAGAGCAATACTTTCGTGCCCTAGTGGCCCCGATCTGCCTATGCGATCGTGCCCCCCGTGGCCTTCGTGGCGGTGCGGGGTCGTGCCGTCAGGAGGTGGATCGGTTGGCTCAGTATCGGGCTCTGGTTGGTTTGGAGTACCCCCCGGATCGTAGGGTTGAGGCGGGTCATATTGTTGACGACCTCCCCGGCAAGAGCGTTAAGTGGCTTCTTGAGCAGGGCCTGATTGAGCCCGCTACCGGTAAGCCCGCCGACAGCAAGAAGGATGCGAAGCCTGATTTCGCTGCCCCGGCTCCCGCTCCCGCTACCCCCGTTGAGGATGAGGAGGATGAGGGCTGATGGC